AGTTCAACGGACCCGTTACTTTTGATTACTTCAGCCATACGTCCCCCGTTTGAGCTTGCGTCTAGATTCGCGCTTGCGCGCGCGCCCGCTCATACGGGAGACTAGCGTTTGCTCAGTCCTAATCAAATTGTCAAAGTGAGCCGCTGCTCGGCTTTGTGGACCTGTACGGTGGTACTCCAAGTCAACCGAGCAGCTTCAGTCTAGCTTGGCTCTACAAGTAGTGTGCTATTTACTACTTTGCCATTGACTGCGAAGGCACTGGAGGGCGTAGGCCCTAAACCTACAATCTAAACCTTAACCCTATTGGCCCCCCAAACAATTTTTCCAGGAAAAAATCAGAGTCTCTACGAGTACCTTTGGCAGAATCAGAAGTATCTTTGGCAAAGCCGGACGAGGAATAAGGAGAGTGTTATGGAGAGGAAAACTAAAAGGGGGTAGAAGAGGAAACGGGAGAAGAAAGGACGGAAGCTTCGCTTACGTTTGTAGGGGAATTGTGGTATGTTATCAAGGCGCATACTAAGTAAACGGTTCGCATCGGCTTGCATTTCGTGGATACCTTCGCAGTCGATGAAAATAACTTTGTTACTTCGTTTTGGATTCATCTTTCTTCGCGCTCGCGGGCTCCGTTTTTGGAGGCTTTGCCTCTGGCGTTGGAGGAATAATAACTCCGTCGGTCCAGTTTATTGTGCTTCCTTTGAGAGCTTTGTGCTCTGCGAGAACTTCGTTGGCGTAACCATCACGCTTCTGACGGAGAAACGGGAGTTGTTGTAAAACAACTGCGTGACGTTGTTCCAATAAGGCAAGTTCTTGCTCAGCGGTACGCACTCTTAGTGCAAGGGCTTCAGCGGTGATTCTTTCCTCACTAGTGAGTTGGATGGGTTTCATGTCTTTTGTCTCCTCGTCGATGGCGCCTACGGCAATAGCTACTGCCATAAGCACCGCGGCGGTACAAAGTAAGTTACGCACGTCTACGCTCCTTGCGAAAGTATCAACGAAGTTGATACTTTTTGCTTCGCACTTCGTTTCCGAAGGTTCATGAATTCCATAAGCGAAGCTTTGGTAATCGTAAGGCGACCGTTGGAACTAAGACGCTCTGCATACAGTTTTCCACGTCTTATATATTGGTAGATAGAAGGCATGTTCAATTTTAGAATAAAGCCGGCCTCTTTCGGAGTTACTGTTTGGCTTGAGTGCAGTTCGCCAGAGCCTTCGCAGAGTGGGCAGAGCATCACTTGATATTCTACTTGTATAAAGCATTCACTGTCAAGTCGTAAACGATTGATTCAATTGAACTTACAAAAAAAGTTTCCTTGACACAAAGCCCGCTTCAATGAGACACTTACTACGTAACCAGTAGTTTATCTAGCCGAGCTTTGAGGATTCTGAATTGGTTCCAAAGTTCAAATTCCACACGAAAGTTCGTCTGAAAATTGCGCAGATAGCACGCTTGCGTTGCCAAGGAATCAAAGACCAACAAATCATGCGGGGACTTGGCTTAACGCAAAGCTGTCTTAGTAGAATAGTAGCACTGCCGGAGTATAAACTTGAAGAAGAGGCAGAGTTTACTGGCGTAATCTCGAAGCTCGACGGCATTCTCGCAAGTCGAACCGATGCGCTTCGGGCACACTTCGCGGTAGCGGTTCCTGCGGCAATGAGGGCACTTGTGGACGGAGTCTTACAGAAACGTGATTTAAAAGCAAGGCTTGAAGCAGCCAAGGAAATTCTCGACAGAGACCCGAAGCGTGTTTTTGTAAAAGACGCGATTCGCTTGTCGCCTGATTCTCCACACGTTCCGGGTGAGTTACTCGCAAACCTTGGCCGCGAAGCGGATGCTATTGTAGCTGAAGTAATCGCAGGGCCGATAGGACCTAGCGGTAAACCGAACTAACTCTGTACTATTGCAGATGGTACAGAATGAGCCTGTACGGGGGCGAAATAGGGGTCGGGCCGTGCATCCTGACTCCTGTCATAAAACGAAATGGCAGATATGTTAGCAGAACGTTTTAGACTAATTCCCATCGAAGAATCGTCTTCTGCCGAAGCGAAACTGCTAACACACCGAATAAATTCGCTTGGTAGTTTATACTACTTCGCAAAAGTCGCGCTTCGCCGTAATCATCTTACTCCCCGTTTGCACCTTCCTGTTTGTCTTTCTTTTGAGCGTTCCCATCTCAAAGACCTTTACGAATTGCCACGGGACCATTTTAAGACGACCATTTGTAGCGAAGCTCTTCCGATGTGGTGGGCTTTGCCCTTTGGCAATTCCGACGCCGACTTGTTAAGTAAACTTGGTTACTCCGCGGAGTTCCTTGCCTTCATGCGGCGCGTCCATGATTCGGCAACGCGAACTCTCCTCGTTAGTGAGACGATTACTAACGCAGCGATGCTTGGTTCCAGGACGCGCCGCCATTTTGAGTCGAACTCCGTTTATCGGGCCCTTTTTCCTGAAACTCTTCCTACTACCGCAGAAACTTGGACCAACTTCTCTTTGCATTGCCGTCGGCCACAGGGTGGAGCTTCACACGGCGAAGGAACATTTGATTTCATCGGCGTGGGCTCCGCCCTGCAAAGTAGGCACTACATACGGATCGTCCAGGATGATTTAGTGGGCCGCAAAGCCGTTGAGTCGCAATCGGTGATGGATAAGACAATAGACTACCATCGACTTGTCGTTGGTGCCTTTGAGTCGCAAGATGCAATCCACGAAAACGATGAACTTGTCGTTGGCAATCGGTGGTCTTACCACGATCTGAATACCTTCCTTCGTGAGCACGAGTCTTGGTTCAGAATAAGTTCGCATAGTGCCTTGGGCGGCTGTTGCCCGGAACATCCTCCGGATACGCCGATCTTTCCGGAAATGTTCTCTGTCGAGAAGCTCGAACGAATTCGGAGGAAACTTGGTAGTTACAACTTCTCCGCGCAGTTCCTTAATAACCCCGCTGCCCCTGAGAATGCGGCTTTCCATCCTGAGTGGCTGCGTCACTTCAAACTCTTTACCAAACCAGACGGTCGTCTCGTTGTCCAACACGAGGTCTACGATGGTAGCGTTCGTAGAGACATTGAGATTACACATCTCGGATTAGCTGAGGTTACCGATCCAGCGCACGCCGGCAACGCTGGTTTGGGGCGTTGCCGCCACTCCGTGGTCGTACTTGGTTTGTCGGACGACGACCATTACTATCTACTCGATTGTTGGGCCTCAGGCGCACCTTACGACGATTACTTCGGTAAGATTTATGAGCTTGCTGATAAGTGGAACATTCGTAAACTTGGCGTTGAAACGGTCGCTGCACAGCGGTTTGTTGCTTATCATATCGACTATCGCAATCGACAAGCGAATCGTTATCTGAAGATAATCCCGCTCAAGGGCGAGGTCGAAGGTCCTGACGGAACTATCACACGCCGTAAGGAATCCCGCATTCTTACCGTCTTACAACCAATCTTTGAAGAAGGACGTTTTTGGTGCCAGAGGCATCAAGGGGATTTCATTGGGGAATACACGACGTTCCCAAAGGGAAGGTTTTGCGACATCCTTGATGCGTTGGCTTACGCGCCACAAGTGTTGAAAAGCTTTGCCTATTCTAAATTTATGCCTGCATGGATGGCGTCTAATAGACAACGTCTGCAGGAAATGGGGAAGCCTTACTCAGTGGGAGTGAACTAATGCCAGCGAAGCTCATGCGTTGCATCGCGCATGTTAGAGCGCGGAATCGACGTGGGAAGAAAAAGGTAAACCCTTACGCGGTATGCGTAGCTTCGACTGGGCAGAAGCCTCATAGGAGACGGAAGTAGTTTCATGGTCCGGCCTATCCATGTGAACTTCTCGAAGGAAGGCGAAACGAAGTTCAAAGCCTTCCTAAAGGAAAATCTGCGTTCCTGCATCGAAGGTCTCCGCGAAATCCATGAAACTAAGCTCCCAAGCTGGCGGCGTGTTTACGAGTCCCAGCCTTTACAGAGGATACGCAACTATCCATTCCCGAACGCCAGTAACCTTGTTGTTCCAATCGTGGCTATACACGCCGACACTTTGGTGGCTCGTCTAATCGCCGCGATCTATAAGCTTCGTCCAATATGGCCTTTCCAAGTCGGTGGCGATTTTGGAGGCGATGCCGAACCGCTTCGTATGGCGATTGAACGTTACTTAACGGATTTGGCTCTTGAGCCCGAAGAATTGGATTTGTACCGCGTTTACCGTGAGTTCCTCAACGATGTTGTGCAATACGGAACGTCGGTTATCAAATGTCCGTGGGAAACGCAAGTCGAAGCGATTGCCGTTCCATCGGGTGATGGTACTGGTAAGTACGATTTCATCGACGACACTGTTTACGACGGTCCTCGTCCGGAAAAGGTTCTCTTCGAGGATTTGTTCATTCCTGTACAAACGAACGTTCTGAAGAACGCTAGTTTCAAGGCGCACCGCGTTCGTTTGAATCTGCAAGAACTTGAGAGCCGTTTCGCTAGAGAATTGTATGCGCGTGGAAAAGAGAACGAAATCTACAACGCCGTTGTTGCTTCACCCGATGCATCAGGCCCAACTGCTCCGCAAAAAGAAGTTGAAAGCAAAGTGGGAGCGCAAACCATTCAAGGACCGGACTCCCGGGAGTGGTATATATACGAGTGCTGGTGCATTTACGGAGAAGGAACTTCGCAAGCAAGGTTGATAGCCTGTTATCACTACAACTCTGGTACGCTTCTACGAAGTATTTTCTCATTCTTCCCCGACGAACCTTGGATTGGCGCAAGGCTTTTTCCGCGTGACGGAAGCTACTACGGTTACGGACTTGCTGAGAAGCTCTCGACTTTTCAGGAAGAAACTTCGCAGATTCATAATCAGAGACGTGATGCACAAACTGTCGCCAATGCGAAGATGTTTCGTGTTTCGCCGAATACTCCGGCTGCGGGCGAGGGCTTTGATATATATCCGGGTGCTCATATACCGGCTGAGAAGGACGACATCGAGGCAATTTCTCATGGCGAGCCTTCGCAGGTGAACATCGACGAGGAGCGTTTAAGTCTTGACTTAGCTGACAAGCTAAGTGGCGTTTCGCCCCCGATGCAAGGCTTTGGCGCGGGTACGTTTACGAAACGTGGTGTATACACCGCAATGGGTACGTTGTCCCTTTTACAGGAAGGTAACACACGTACTGATATGCACATCAGCGATATTCGTACCGCACACTTGCGTCTTGGTCGCGTTATTGCAAATGAAATTGCGTACTTCGGTACAGATCCAGGTCGTTTTGCTTCGTACGGAAAGTCAGCCGAGCATTTGCGGAAGGCTTTCGATGCAATTAAAAATAAGACCGTTTTTATGCCTGTCCTTGCGGCGACGGCTTCGCTGAATCGTGAACTTGAAAAGCAAGCCGATATTATGTTAGTTCAGATTATGATGAAGCATTATGGGGCGATAGCTGCCATGATTGGGCAAGCCGCGAACCAAATGGTTCCTCCAGAAATTAAGAATTATTTAATAGACGCGATCCGTTCGGCGGATTCGTTGATGAAATCCGTGTTGAGGAACTTTGGTCAGGATGAGCCTACAAGGCTTGTGCCGGAGGCGCGAATTGAGCATCTACGAGCCAAGACAGGCGGAGGTGGTTCACCAATGGTTGGACAGCCAGCCGGCGCGAGTGTTCCTGGAGTGGATCAAGGGGGAGCTGGGGCATTGGCAACACTCCCTGGAATGCTCCAGCAATCTCAATGAGGTTTTTAAGGCGCAGGGCGCGGTAGCGGTGCTAAAGAAGATTCTGGCATTGCCGGAAGAACTCAAGAAAAAGGAGAGTAAACATGAAGTGGACAAGGGGTGACCCTCCGGTTAAAGGCGACGAAGGCGACATGCCGGAGGAATTAAAAGGAAAGACGCCTGGCGAGATCGTTGCGGAGCTTAAAACGCTTCGGGCAGCGTCGGCGGAGTACGAGGCTGCTAAGACAGCCCACGCGCAGGGTACAGCGGCTCTACAGAAAGCCGAAGCGGATTTGCAGGCTGCGCAGGCTTCGATCCAAGTTTTGGAAGCGAACCGTCATAGTGCAGCGGCCGCTGCTGCAACAACAGGTCCAACGAGTATCCTCGAAGATGAGGACAAAGCCTTTAGTGAACGTCTTGGTCCGATTGTCCAAAACCAGTTAGCTCTTGCTGCGCAGTCCGCGAAGTTTATTGGTGAGCAGCGTGTTCAGCAGAGCCCTTTGCACGCGAGGCTTTTGACGAAGTTCCGTGGGGAGGTCGATAAGCTTTTCGAGACGGTCCCACTGCAATTCCGTCAGTTTCCGGAGACTTACGAGCGTGTATTCCAACAGGTTGTCGGTTCACACGCCGGTGAACTTATCACCAAAGACAAGTCGGAATTTTTTATCGA